GAACCGATACCAATTTCCTGAGTTACCTCTGAATCTGCTGTAAATGTTGTGGTTGTAGATCCAGCACCAGTGAGTTTTAGTGCATAAACAGCACTTGCTTTTGAAAGAATTAATTTATTATCAGATCCAAATGCAAGAGGGTCTCGACATAAACCAACACGAGAGAACTGATTTCCTGTGATAAAATCAGGGTTTGATGTATCGTTTTCTAAACGAGAGTAAATTAACACACGGTTTGCACCAAGTTCTCGGTATATATCTGCACCATGACCATCTTGAGGTGGAACAATGACATTAAATGCAGCGTCTGTAGAACCTGATGGATTTGTTAATCCAACATCACCTAATCCAACTGTTCCAAATGTATAATTAGAACCACCGTTAGTTATTTCAACTGAATCAATTTTACCAGCAGCATTCACCACCCCAGAACACCTACCACCACTTCCATCACCTTTAATTGGAACATTGTTGTAAGTTGCAGCAGTTCCATAACCAACACCACGATTTGTGATTGTGACAATTTTTAGTTGTCCACTGGTTGAAGCATTATTTCTAACCGCAGATGCTTCATTATTAGTTGACCAATTCTGTGGTAAAGGTATGAAACTTGTAGAGTCAAATTTAATGATACTATTTGGATCAATTGTAAAAAGATACTTCCAAATGTATCCGTCTCCAGATGCACCAGCAGATCTTGGTTCTAAATCTGTAAATAATGGTTCGTCAAGAGATGGTCTTCCAGATGTGTTTTCTGGGTTTGTTCCATTCTGTAGACAAACATAAACACGGAAGTTTTTATTCATTACATAATAATTTGCATCATACAAATTAGTAGAACTAGTTTGTGGTGACAAGTTTGATCGAGAATAATCGTCTCGATACATCTCATATGTTGTACCTGATGACCAAGTTATTTTTCTAACTACTCTTGCAATATCATCTGTATTTAACTTTTTCAAGGCGATCATTGTGTCCCAATAATCATTCTCGTCACTAAAAGAATCTTTTGGTGATGGTGGATTTTCACTCCAATCTGACTGAAAATCTGTTGGGTTAGGGAGACCAATCCACGCATAATAACTATTCGTAGTTGAAGCTATCCCCGCTACAAAATTCTCAGAGTTTAATATTCGCAGTTGATCAGTTATAATTGCTGACATTTTATCAATGACTTTTTGTTTTTATTTATATTAAGAATAGGACTCTTTTAAATCCCTAGTTCTAATGATCACAGGGCCAGTTTTGATTCCTGTAATACCATCATCAGTAATCGCAGTAAAGGCACTAGTGTCATCCTTCACAAAGTCATGTAAACGACCCCAAGAGAATCTACCAAAGAACCCACTTCCAATACCAATACCTTCAGTTGAACTGACACTTACAGTCACTCTTCTTAGAGTTGTGTTAATACCGACAGTCGTTCCAATACCATATGCATCACCAGTTATGTTTTTAGCACTATGCACTTTGTATATATTATCTATAAAGGATGTACCAATTCCTACTATAGAAGTTCCAACTGCATTTTCATAAGAAGTTAAACCACTTCCAACATTACTATCAAACACTGTAAAGTAATATCCTGATGCGATACCACTTACAGTCACAGCGGATGGCATAACTGATGTATCACGAAGAACAGAGTCTTTCGGTATGAACAAGTCAAATTGTAATGCTGTTCCAATTCCAGCAACAGTTGATGTTCCAATACCAACTATTTCTCCAAAGTCACCCTCATATTTAATACTAGATAATTTATCTTGAGTTACTTTTTCTGGTTCAACTAATACCAATGGTGGATTTGTGTTTGTGTATCCAGCTCCAGCATTTGTAATTGTGATTGCAGATATTGTTCCCACACCAGATACAGTTGCAACCGCAGTTGCGTTTGTTGTTGTGGTTCCAATTCCAGCATGAACTGTTCCAATACCAGCTGTAATTCCAATTGATACATGAGGTGCAACTGTGTATCCAGATCCACCATTTGAGATAGAGACTGTTGATATTCCACCAGTTCCAGAGACTATTGCAGTTGCAGCAACACCAGTTTTGGTTGTGCGATCAAGAATTAAAACACCTTGTTTAACTTCACCAATATCATCAACCTGATTGAATAATGGCACTGCTGAGTCTACAAACACCTCAGTTGATCCAGCTGATACACTCTTAATTAAATATGCAGTTGGTCTAATATTAGGTTCTAATTCAACTCTATCTTTACCAATTCCAATATTATTTACAACCACATCTTGAATCTGTTTCTTCCAAGTAACAGGTCTTTGAAGTGTTCTAACAGTTGTAATACCAGCATCAATATAAGTATTTGTAGTAACTGTATCTGACGTTGTGATACCTGTAACTGTTCTTGGTTCTTGTTGGAATACATCATCTAGTCCTATATCAGGATACTTATTGATTGTTAATCTATCACCAGTTTTAACTGTTTCTAAAATATCAACGTCAACAACGTCATGATCAGATCCACGATAGTAGTAGATTCTTAATTTATCATCAGCCTTTGGTGCTTCTGAGAATGTGATTTGAGATCCACCATTAAAGATATAACTTTCACGAGGAACCTGTAAGATATCATTTAAAAATACTAAACAGTTATCTTCAACACGAATTGGAGATCCTTTCGCTGATCTTAGTGTAATTGGTGTTGCACTTGCACCAATTGTTTTTGTCAGTGGGAAGTTCTTTCTAACACCATCAAATAAATCTTCAAACGTATTTAATTTTTCTAATTCACCAAATGTGAATCCAGCAAAACTATCATTGAATGTATCAAGAACAGTTAACTCAAAGTCTTTAACTACTTTATTAGCATCTGTTAGAATACCAGCTTGACCACCCTCTTCTATTTTAAGAACATCATCAATTCTATAATTGTATCCGAAGTTTGTAATTTGGAAACTAATTATGCTTGATGCAGCACCAACACGAACTGATACAGATGCACCAATACCTGTAGAACTACCAACCAATCTCATATTTTCATAATTAAGTGGTTTTTCAAATTCAAGATCTGGAGGCGATGATTGACTAAATCCTGATCCACCACTTGTAATTGTAACGGATGTAACTAAACCAGCACTTACATTTGCCTTTCCTATTGTGACAATACCAGAACTTGTGACAGCCCTAACTAATATATTTGTTTGAAGTCCTACTCTATATCCAGATCCACTGTTTCCAATTGATACAGACGTGACGGTTCCAGCAGAGGATACAATTGCAGTTCCACCAGCAGCGACTAGAGGTTGATATCCAAAGTTTGTAGTTTCACCCACTGAAACAATGACGCCACCTCTTGGAACTGATGATAGGTTTACATCGTAATTATTTGTGACTCCAACACCTGTGAAACTTACAGATGTGATACCAGCAGTTTCAACTATGTTATAATCATCAGCAGGGTTCTGGAATATCTCGTTAAGAAGAATCACACCTGTATTTGTTGCAAATCCAGTAACGTTTGCACCACTAGACTTAAGAATAAAGTTAGTTGCAATTCCAGTAAACTGATCTTCAACAGTATCAAACACAAAATTATTTACATAAGTTTCTTGAGATCCGCCAGGAACACCAGTGTGTGTAAATACACGACCCACAAACGTGGATGTAGTTGTTAAACCAGATGGGCCTTTCTCACCTTTTGGTGCGTCTGTAAAGTTGATAGTATCTTTAACAATTTGATAGTTACCTAAGAACTTAGTTACGGTATCTCCAGCATCGTGATCTACAATCGCAGAATTAAGTTGACCTCTTCTTACAAGAACTCGGTTTGTAGATCCAATACCAACGGTATCAATCTTCATAAATTCATCGTTGACCTTAATTATATCACCTGAGAAGAATGATGATATACCTGTCAGTGTAACAAAATCTGTCTCTGATTCTGCATCAAATGTTAATTTGACATTGATTGGAGATTGAATTACAGGACTTTGAATATTATTGTCAAGAGTCACTAAAACTTTAGAGTTGAGATTCTTTGCAGTGAATGACTGAGTAGTTCCAACACCAACAGCTGTGAGATCAAGAACTTTAGGAACAGTTTGAAGTGCCTCTGCTGCTGTTCTTGCAACCTTAAATTTATTTTCTGCAATCTTAACTGCAAACACTGTAGATGGTAATTTAGTGGTAGCTCCAATTCCAGAAATAGTAGTCTCTGCGATTCCAACGTTCATAGTTGTGCCAGAACCAATTGGACTGTATGATAGTTCTTCACCAGTCTGGAAGAAATGATTATTAACTACAAATGTGTTATTCGTTACATCAACAACTGCTGCATCCTCAGAGTTAAATGTTTTATGGAATATCGCATCACCAGCATGTTTCATATTAAATGAGAACTTGATATCATTCTCTGTTCCAGTATATGAACCTTCTACAGATTTTAATCTTGAGTCAGTAAATGTAACAAAACCAACACCACCTGTTCCAGTTTCATTGAAGTTATATTGCAACACCTTAGTTGTAACTGCTGTATTTGCTGGAGGTGTTAAACGAAGTTCAATATCACCACCAGAGGCAGATGAATATCCAACACCAACAGTTCCAATACCAGAGAAAGTGGTTACATTAGGAGAGAAGTTATCCATGTAACCAAACTCTGTAAAGTAAGGTGTTATACCATCATGAATCGTAGTTACCTGAGTAACAGCATATTTGTCATTTGTTGTATCGTGTATCTCAATTAACGCATCAAAGGCGGTGTATGTATTAGAATTGATTCCACTAATTCTTGTTGGTTGTGGAGTGCCTGTTGCTGCAATATTAGTTGTAGTTGTTAAAACTTCAGTGGTTGATACAAGTGTGCTTCCGATTCCTGTCGCAGTTCCACCAATTGCAACTTGATGCACTCTCATTGTGACACCAACACCAGTCACAGGTGTAAAGTAAACACTTGTAATTCCAGACCTTACATCTGCACCAAATGTTCCAAGTCCCACACTTGGAGAATCGGTAGGTGAAAGGTTATCATTTGTCATCTGTGCATAATCTAAGAGATATACCTCTTCACTATCATTTAATATAACTAACTCATTTAATTGTGTTCTTTGATCTCCACCTAACTCTTGAGTTTGTATGAATAATTTAGATGTTGTAATCGCAGTTGATCCAAATCCTACAACTTGAACAGGTGATGGATCTGTAGATCCAATACCAGAATTGGTAGAAATAATATCATATCCTGTTCCCACTGACAGCGTGCTAATGCCAGTTTGAGTGTTCTTGAATGTTTCGATTGCAAATAATCTTAAAGCATAGTTGTTAAACTTAGATTTTGCTGGGACGAATCTTAAATTACCACTAACTCCTGAGACTGCAAAGTCAAAATCACCAAGATCAATCGCAGTTTCAACACGACCAAATTTCATCATGTAACCAGTAGAACCATCATGAAGTAAATTAACCTGAATTATTTCCTTTTCACCTGAAAATCTAGTGTCAAATAGTAAGACGTAGAATTTAATTCCATCAATATCATTAAGATTAAAATCAAATACATCAGAGAATGCAGTCGCACGAGGTAAATCATTGAACTGAGAACTCACACTATCAATTGATATTGCTCTGTTTGTTCTTGACTCAATATAGTCAGTTAGAATTCTATTACCAAAATTAATTTCATCAGAAGCAAATAGTCCAGAAATATTTTTAGAATTCTCTGTGACTAAATCAAAGTCATATGAACTGTGAAGTGATTCATTTTCACTAACTAAATCGGCAACAACGATAGCTACGTTAGTTGAAACTCCAACAGATGCATTGTTTCGATTCTTATCATCAGTCGATGCAGTAGATACAATACTTACATCTGCAAAGTTTCTAAATCCAACTACATGTCCAAGACTGTTAACTGGATCTTTCCATGTATCATAGTCAATTGGACTTTGCAATGAATATGAGAATGTTTGATAGTAATCATTATCTGCAAGTTTTTGTAATTCTGTACTTAATTTTCCAGTTTCTTTACGGAAACCACTTCTAAATTCAGAATTTGAATCAATGTTAAAAACAGAACTAAACTTAGTTGTTTGTTCAATTAATGCAATTGATTTAGATGATTCACCATTGATTGATTCTCCAACGTTAAAAGTATCGTTTGAGAGAACTTTTAGATACTTATTGTTCTCATTCCATGCAACAACTGTGCCTTCTTTGTCACCTGTGCTTACTTTTTCTCCAATACTGAATTGATTTGTATCTACACTTATATCAAATGCAGCTATATTTTCAAAGGGTATTGCTTGACCAGATGATGATGGGCCACTAAAGATACCTGGCTGTGTAACTGACCTATCCAAATTATATGATACAGTTGCATTTCCTCCGCCTGGATTGGTGTTTACTCCAGTAATTACAAATGACTCATAATTATAGTCTGATGAATTAAATCCACTTCCTGTTGATCCAATACCTATGTTTTCAACATATAATTTTTCTCCTAACGTAAATGGATATGTTGTAGAATCATATGCACCTTCAAGAGTTAAAGTCACTAAGTTAGTGCCACTTGTGAATGATAGATCTTTAACTTTTATTCCATTATTATTATTTGTGGCAATAATTCTTGGATTTGTATCATATAATGAGTTTGTGTTTGTTAAAAGTTTAACTTCAGATACAGATGTTCCTTGTAGTTCTACATCTGTTATAACCTCATCTTTAACTAAACCAGTAACACGATCTATAACAACAATATTTGGTGGTTCAATATAGTTTTTACCTCCAGAACTGATACCGATACTTGATATCTTAGATAATCTATCTAATCTTAAGATTTGTGGCAATTGTACGGATGGTTGAATTGTTTTATCCGCTGAGTAATCAAATCCTAAGTTTTTAATTGTATATCTTCTTAATTTACCAATTTCATTACTATTCAATCTAATTACACCACCAACTCCAAGAGTTGATCCAATTGAAGTAACAACTGGAATCTTTTGATAATTTCTACCATTTGATATAATTCTTATTTTATCAATCGCACCAATAGCCCCTGTGGATGATGTATTATATTTTAGAGTTGTAGCTTCATCCTTTGTATAACCATCTTTCTCTGGTTGAAATGGTAACACAAATGAAAATGAAGTGCTTCCAATTCCTGAAATTAAATAATCACCGTTGTAACCACTATCTGATATTTTTAAACTAGAATAATTGATAACATCAGTATCAACGATTGGATTTCTCTTAAATGGAGCATTAATACCCAAGTTAACAGGTGTTAATTTATAGAATAAATCCTCTGGAGTGTTTGATGTTACAGAAAGATCAACTCTTGCAGTTGTTGTTACACCAACTGTTCCTACACCAATTACTTGGAATCCTTCATCTTCATCGTTGTTAAAATATGGATTTGTAAAGTTTGTATCTCTGAATAACTCAAAATCAAATACTTGTGTTCTCTTTCCAGATATAACTTGAGTTAAGGATGTATCAGATACAGCAAATCCAACTTTATAACCACGAGTCAATAACAATGGTGGATTGATAAGAGCAATTGTGTGTCCTGACCCTGTAGATGTAAGTGATATGACATCTGGTATAAGTTTTTTTGATTTAAATGCAGTTTCAGATAATCTAAATGAATTATCATCTATTCTAACGATGAAGTAAGTAGAATTACTCTTCAGAGGATTAATTGTGTTTGCAGATTTGTAAAGAACCTTATCACCTGTTTCTAATCTATGATTTACAAATGTGATTGTATTGGATGTCGTATCAACAGCAGAAGCACCAAAACTAATTGGATTAACAAAAGTTCTTCGAGTTGTATCATCAAACTGAATATCAAATGACGTAGTAATGCCTGGTGTTACAGATAAAGAAACACGGTCATTACCCTGTAGATTATGAGCTTCCTTACAAACCACAGTTGCAACTACTTTTTCAACAATACCTGTAATTTCAGTCTTTGTGGGTTTAAAACTATGAATTTCTCCACTTCCAAAATCATCAAAGAATAAACGATAAGCTGTTGAACCAATACCTGTTACTGAACCAGTAGACCCAATTCCCAAAGGATTGGTTGATATTCCTAATAAATCTTTACTCTCTCTAATTGCAAATACTGGAGAATTGTTAGTTAACCTAAAGTTAGGCACTGCATTTATTCCATTAGAGACTAAAAGAGGAGTCCCATTATCACTTGAGTAAATAAGTTTTTCACCAGTTACGAATCCATGATCTTGTAAAAAGATATTTTGAGTTGGAATGAATATTTCTGTTGTTCCACCACCAACCACTCGATATG